TACATGGTACTTTGCTCTGGCTTCAGCAAGTTTTTTTCTATCTTCTGCAAACTCTGAAATTTCTTCGTTTAGTTTTTCATCTAACATTTTTTCCACGGCTTCTACCATATTGGCTTTATCGTGTTCGTATTTAGATGCAAATTCTTCACGCAATTCCGCTGTGATTTGCATTTGATTTTCTTTAACTTTGGCATTCCAAGCCTCTTCGATGTCATTCTTGATCTCTTCCGAAATTGCATTCGTTTCAAAAAGTGATTTTAAAGCGTCTAACATCTGGTTCTCCTTATTTCAAACCTTTAATTACTGTCATTAAAGATTCTTTGATGTACTTCTGTGCCTTTTGATCGCCTTGGACCTGTTTAGCCAAATTTAAAGCCTGATACCCACCACGGGCATTTAGTAAATGCTCATATATTGGTGTCGGATAGGCACCAGGAGCACTTGGTTGTGCTACTACATCCACAGTAATGATTTCAAAATCTGAAACCGTATTGCTTCCGTCTTCGCTAACATTCCCTGAACCTCTTGATGAGACCCCTAATTTAACTCCGCTTTCCAGCATTGTTTTAACTAGGACTCCCATCGGTGTAGGTAATATCTTCATCTTTCCGTAGCCATTTGGTCCATCTGTCCACATTTCTGTGATCATATGGCTTACTCTGTCTAGGTTAATATTAAGTCCTTCTGGATGATCAACCTCGCCAAGAACACTGTATCCTCCGCTTATTTGATCGTTGAGAGTGTTGACAGCCCTACTAATCTCGCTTACAGGATACACTCTTTGGTTGGCGTTTCTAACGCCACCTTGAATACAAATACCTTTTAGGTAAAGGTCTTTGCCTCCCTTATCGTTCTCAGTAGTTTCAACGACCATCTTCGCTTGGTCGAATGTCAAGTTCTCACGTAAGTTTAACATCACTATCCGTTCTTAATATTATGAACCAATAATACTTTTCTTATCAGTTCCTGCTTCGCCACTGCCCTTTTTCTCAGCGCCGTGACCTTTGGAGTCTGCCTTCATAGACTTACTTGCTTTACCACCTGGAACATTCACGTTACCTGCTGAATCTTCTTTTGGTGATGCCGCTGATCCGCCTTTTTCTTCTGCAGAACCGCCTGCTATGTTAGAAGCACTTCCACCCATATCGTTTTTACCCGCTACTGGTGATTTTGCTTTGTTGTCTTCGCCTTTTGGCTCAGCAACTTTTTCTACATACTCACGCATTTGTTCTGTTTGAGATTTTGCAGTTTCCTCAACTTCTTTTTCAGTTGATTCTACTGGCATTTCTTCAACTCCAAGTTCGGAAGTTGGCTCAAGAGCCTCATCTTCCTTTTCTTCGTCGCCCATGTCACCCATTGGCTCCTCAGAATCTTCTTCGTCATCGCCTTTTTCTTCCTTGTCGCCCATCATTTTTTCAAATTCAGACTTAAGGTCGTCTAAAGCGTCTTCTAAATCTACGACTCTATCTTCGATATCTTCGTCGTCTTCACCTTTATCTTCGTCATCCTTATCGCCATCCATCGCGTCTTCAACATCATCAATCATGTCATCTGCTGGATCGCCGCCCATTTCTGGTGCTGGTGCTTCAGGTGTGATTTCTTCAATACCTTCTTCTGTTTTTTCTTCATCAGTTGCTTCAGTAGTTTCTTCATCTTTTTCTTCTTTAGATGCTTCGTCTACTTTGTCTTCTGAATCTTCTTTAGACGCTTCGTCAACTTCTTTGTCATCTTCTTTTGATGCTTCGTCAACTTCTTCGTCTTCTTTTTTCGCTTCTTCAACGTCTAATTCCTTGACGTCGTCCGCTAATAAATTTTCATAAATGTTTCTTGATTTTTCTACTACAATCTCGTGAAATAATTCTTCAGCACCTTTACGGTCTTCAGCAACTAGTTTCTCAAGCATTTCTTCGAATTTGTTACGATCTGCCATTTTGATACCTCCTATAAGTGTTTTTTTGGTAAGGCTGTCAGTAATATTTACATATAATAAAGAAAATGTGCTGAAAATAGGCTCAAAATGCGTTATTTTGAAACCTTAATGTGATTCTATGAACTGCTTACAGAAGTCTGTAACAGTCATATGGGTAAAGTTGCTAAACTTTTTAAGACTTTTTGGACAAAAGTCATCACCCTCTTTTACTACTCGTATATATCTCTTTGTGTGATTTCTCTGGGCAATAATGCCAGTTTGACGTTCCCAGTTGCCATAATAAGTAGCCTGTTCGTTTTCGCCTTTGTAATTTAAAGTACCTGCGTATAGGTTATTCACCCTATCCTCATTACCTCCTGTACCAGTAGTTCCTTTGAAATCAAACCCTAGTATATAAAAAGTATCATGCTGATGGTATGTAGCAAGGTCTAGTGCAGTAGGTCCGCTACTCCAACCCTTGCTTGGATTGAAAAAATTAAGTCCTTTGATGTCCTTGAATGTTTTATTAGGATTTGTCCATACAGGAATACGCATTTGATAGTTGGATTGTGCTATTTCTAACACCATTTTGGCATCAACTGCCACTAGATAGTCACAATCGAAATTTCTATAGATTGCATTGCATCCATAAATTTTTCCGTATTGTCTTAATGGTTCTAATGGAATATCTTTACGACTTGTTCCGTTTCCTAGCACGAATGCTACTGACATTTACTACACCTCGGCTGTATTAGCGGCGATTCCGTACATTTGTCTTACGAAATCTAAATCTTTCTCCTGCTCTTCTTTATGTAGTTCTGATGCCAGTCTCGCCTTGTTGATTTGACGTAAAGTAAGGCGTGTCTTTCTTGTGTCGCTTTTCTTCATGATACTGTCATCCATAGAAGCATCATAGGACTTATCTTCTATTGGTTCCAGTGATTCTTTATCAAAATAAAATAACTCTCGCAGTATCATATAATTATTTAGCCTTATTGCTGTGGAGTAGTGCCACCGCCACCACCTAGTGGGGTACCAGTTGCTGTATCTGGTGGAGTCGCTTCACCGCCTGCTACTGGATCTGGCTCTGCCTCTGGATCAACTTCTTCAGTGCCACCTAAGTCGGCAGTTATACCTGCTCCACTTACACCAACGCCACGCATTTCACCTGCGGCGTCTGTTGGAGGAGATTTAAGATTTTCATCATTCTCTTCTCTCCAATAACGTTCGTTCTCTGCTAGTTCTTCTGCTGACATACCTAAGAAACGTTTCATTGCATATCTATTTGAAATGAAAGGAATCGCTTGTATCTGTGTAAATGTTCCAATACGTTGATTGTCTAATTCACTTTGTCTATAACTTGCAAAGTTTTGTGGAGTCTGTAATTCTAAATCAAACATTGCAAAGTCAACGTTTGCACCTTTTTCCATCAAGTAACGTTTGAATTCTTGATCAAACTCTTCTGTTACAAGGTTTTGTAAACGTTCACAATATTTGTTAAATCTTAATTCTTGGATATATGCTGTACCTACTCTACCATCATTAAACTGACTCTGTCCTTCATCCTGTGCCGCACTTGGCAAATAAGAACTAGGAATACGTAAGCCTCTAATTAATTTGTTAGTAAAGTATTTTAGATCATCAATCTCACCTAGGTTAGTACCACCTGGTAATGTTTCTACTTTAGAACCTCTGCCTTCTGCTGTTTGCGGAAAGAAGTAGTCTTCATTTGTTGATAATGGATTGTATGCACTGTCAATAACATTTGTTGAACCACCAGCCGCACTAGGAATACGTCTTTGGTGTATTTCTGTTTTTACACGTTCCACAAACTGCATTGCCAAGTGTGATGGCATATTACCTACGTCAATGTAAAACACTCTACGTTCTGGTGCTCTTTGTGTTCTGTAGATTATAATTGCATCTTCTAATAATTCTTTTTGTTTATAAACTTTAAAAATACTTTCTAATAGTGAATTACCAAATGGAAAGTTATTGTCTAATCCTTCACTTAAACTTAGATGTACAATGTGTTCCGCATCAATGGCAACTTCTCTTTGTTCAGTTCCAAATCTACTTCCTGCTTGTGATTGTGCATTACCAACCATGCCTCTTACACCACCTGTTAAGTAACCATCGCCACCGCCGGTAACGTTGCCGTTTGTTGTGTAAGGTGTTGTTGCAACCTGTTCTCTAAAATTAAGATTTACATCTCTTACAATGTATTGTTCTGGTTTCTTGCCTTCTGATTCATTAACAATAATACGTGTTACTTTTGCAGGATCAACATGAAACCACTTTTTAGTCTCTGGATCTCTAATAAAGAAAGCGTCACCAAACTTGAATACGTTTCTTAAAATACGGAACATCTTTGTTCCAAAATCGTTTAATTTACACCATTGCTGTAAGTATTTCTGTAAAACAGTTACTTCTGAATTTGTTGCTTGTTGTTTAAAATTAATCTTAAATGATGTGTTATTTTGTTCATTCTGTTGAGAACAAAATTCTGCAAGTATATCCAATGCGGCATTTACTTCACTGTCATTGTCCATAACATTATATTGTCCGTATCTTTCAATACGGTTAGGACTTCCAACATACACATCAGGAAGATAAGATGAATAGTTTGACCTTGCAGGACCTGGTCCTTGCCCACGTCCATTTATAGGACTGTAATTGTTACCAGTTCCTGTGCCCTGTTCAACTGGTGTAAAATATCTTTTCCAACTCATTTTATTCCTTATGCACTCGAATACATATCCGAAGTATTACTCTTTGTAGTTCTTAACAATGCACGTAGCAATTCGTTTTGTTCTTGTAGAAGTGCTAATTGCATATTACCGCCTTCAGTATTATTTACCGCCTTATCTGAATCAGCCATTGCCTTATTGGCCTGATCTTTGGTCTTCTTTTGATTTTCTTCAATGATTTTTTGTGCCGCATCGTAGGCCTCTGGATTGGATTTCTCCAATGCTTGTAATTGGGAATCCGTCATTTTTTCAACGTCTGCTTTGGCTAATTTGATTTTTGGTGCCGCAGGTTCGTAAACTTCTGCCGCTTTTTTCTCCTGTTCGTCATCATCTCCACCAAACCAATTAAATGGATTTAGTTTGCTTCCAAAACCTTTTATTGATTCCCATAGACTTCCAAACCATTCTCCTAACCAACTGAACATCTTTTTGATTGGTTCCCAAATGTATTCGTTACCCAGTTCTAATATTTTGTCTGCACCAAAAATTAATGCCAATCCTGCACCAATGGCTAAGAATGGTCCTGTAATGACGCCTGTTACCATGAGTAGTAATCCTGCTAAAATACCTGTTATTATCTTTGTACCTAATCCATCAAACATACTTGAAAAGAAATTACCTACGTATTCTTTTATGTTGCTTATAATCTTATCAAACGTTCCTTTAGGATCTGCCATAAAGTCGTTTACAAATTTTGTAAAACTGTTTATGACTTCTTCTACGTGAGGTTTTAATTTTTCCATCATCTCACTGACGTCTTCAGTCTTAGGCATTAAATTTCCAAGTGCCTCAGTCACCATTTTAAATATATCACTTTCTAAAAATGCTGAAAATAAATTACCTCTAATAGTTGCAAGGTTTTGTTCTACCTGTGCTAGGGACTGTGTAACTTTATCTCTTTCTGCATTTTCTTTTGCTATTTTTTCTCCGTCTTTTTTAGTCAATGCTAATAGGTCAGTGTTTGAACTTAAAATTTTGTATAAAGCAGGATTAGTTTGTTCCAATGCTTGTAATTGTGCGGCATTCATTTGCCCAACATTCTTTTCGATAAGTGGAGCAAGTTCCATTAACCTGTTGTTTAGTTCTGCAGGATCAAGATCACCTGAAGCCATTTCTTGTGCAAGTTTAACAAAATCGTCACCGCCCATTGCCATTAACATCATACCTTCTTCAGTCTGTGCGGCGCCGTCTGCCAAGTCTTTAAATGCATCTGATAATCCAGGTACTTTGTTGTCCAAGAATGCTAGACTGTTTGTTAAGTTTTCTCTTGCTTTGCCTTCTAACTTATTGATCATATTTCTCATTCTGGCATCGCTTTGTTGAGCAACCCTAGCCGCTTCTGCCTCTTTACGAGTCATACCTGTTACTTTTGCTAACTTGTCAAGTTCCGTTAAGTAGACACCTGCACCTTGTGTAAGTTGTGCATCACTCATATAACGTAGTCTACCACTTCTTGCCATCTCTTCGGTGTATGCAATTAAGCCTTCATTAACACCCTCCATGGTGTAACCCATGCCTAAGAAATCCTGTTCACTTGTTCTTAAATTTTTACTGATTCTTCCAAAACGTTTAGCACCTTCTGTAACACTGCCTCCTAGCCTTGACAATTCATTTGAATTACTTGCTACCATGTCTGCAAACATACCCAATGGCATTTCCGCCTTAGCGGCCGCTCTAGCAATATTGAATATGTTGTTTCCGAAACCTGCTCCTGATTCTGATAAGTTTCTAAAATTATCTACCAGTCCTTCTGCTAATCCAACCAATGATCCTAGCGGACCTCCAACAAGCGGTATAGCACTTGCTAAATCACTCATTCTGTTACCAGTGAACAGTAATGTTTCTCCAAAATCGTATGCTGATCCTAATAGATCACCAGCAAATCCTAGTAATCCTTTGGTTGCTTTTGTTAGACCTTTTCCAAAATCATCAACAAATGTTGTGGTTTCTGCAATGCTTTTACTGAAATCGCCAGTTTCTTTGTTGGCTTTCTTCATGTTTGGGCCTAATCCACCAGCACCGCCGCCTGGACCAGCACCACCACCAGATCCTCCTCCGCCACCACGACCACGTAGTGCTTTCAGGATTTCCTGTAAAGTGCTGTCTTCTGCCGCGTTTTTGGCTATAACGTTGCCGACTCCTGGAATGTTTACTTCAACTGCCATTAATTAAATACCCATATAATTAGACTCTATAAATACTAATGCTAATACACTTATTTAGCAGGAGAAAAAGATGGATAAAAATAATGTACCACAGGCAGGAACACCGATTCAACCTTTGGGACAAAATCCGTTACAGAAACACTTTAGACAGCCTAAGATCTATCTGAAGTTGCCTAGTCAAGGACGTTGGTATCCCAATGGTGCTATTGATATGCCTGAGAACGGAGAAATACCAATCTACTCTATGACGGCCAAGGATGAACTTACGTTCAAGACACCTGATGCACTTTTAAATGGTCAATCAGTTGTTGACGTGATACAAAGTTGTGCTCCAAATATTAAAAATGCTTGGGCAGTACCGTCAGTGGATTTAGATTGTTTACTTGTCGCAATTAGAATGGCTACCTTTGGTGAAAAATTAGAAGTAAACGTAACAATACCTAATACCAAGATTGAAAAATCTTATGAAATAGATTGCAAGATATTAATTGACACTTATCTTGCCGCAGTGTTTGAAGACATAATTCACATTGATGGATTCACAGTAACATTGAAACCTATTAACTATAAGACTTTTACAGAAATGGCAATTAAAACATTTGAAGAACAAAGACTTTTACAGACTGTGAATAACGATGACGTTAACTCAGAGAAGAAGTTAGAAATGTTTAACAAGAGTTTTAAAACATTGACTGACATCAACGTAAACATTATGAAAGATGCAATAGTATCAATACAATGGCAGAATGAACCAGCGGTTACGAACCCTATTCATATTGCTGAATTTATTGACAGTGCAGATGCTAAAGTTTACAATGGTATTAGAAAACACATAGACGAAAACAAGAAGAAATTCCAAACACAGCCTATGACTGTGCAGGCAACAGACGAAGAAATTGAAGCAGGGGCTCCTAAGACTTTTGAAGTACCTATTTCATTTGATCAGTCAAATTTTTTCGCGTAAGGATCTTAACGTGGCCAGTCAAGAAAATTCTTGATGAGGTAAGGTCCATGGAAGGCCAGTGTAAGCAACTCAAACATACCATCGGAAAAATTTGTTGGTATATGAGAGGCAGTGTGACCTTATCTGAAGCATACGAAATGGGGCCTGAAGATCGTGAAATATTATCTAAGATAATTAACGAAAATTTAGAAGTAACTAAAAAAACACAGATGCCGTTCTTTTAATGCAAGACTTGATTATAATTATTATTTTGATTTTATTAATTTAGGCAGTAGCGCCTTGAGCCTGTGCGGCTTTGCTTACTACTTTCTTAGCCACTGCGGCTTGAGGTGTACCTGCTTTTACTCCAGGTGCACTTATTTGATCTTTTACTAAATCACCAACACCTGCTTTTTCAATCTCACGTGCCAATTCTGCTAGTTTAGGATTACCAAGTTTAGCGGCTGTTGCCTTGTCGGCAATTTTACCTGTCTTGTTGTTGATCCATTGTGCGCCTTTCCATTCAAAGTCACCTGACACAACACCTGCGTTAGTACCAGTTTGTTTTTGCATATCAAATGGTCCATCATTCTTTGGATCTTTTGCCTGTCCTGCCGGAGAACCTTTTTGTGCATCTCCGCCACCTTGTGCTGGAGCATCACCTGTACCACCTTGTGCATCACCTGTACCACCTGCTGGGGTATCACCTGTTGCTGGTTTATCACCTGGCGCCGTAGCACCTGCTGGTGTTTCTGGTTTTTTAGCATCTGCTGATTTGTCTATTGAAACGTTTGCTTCTGTACCAACTGCTTTAATATTATCATCTGACATACCAAACGAAGACAGTATATTATAAATTGCACCACTGTCAGTTGGTTTACCCATTTTTTCCCATTCCGAATTTAATTTCTTAACTGTAATTTTTTGTCCTAATTCTTTTGCAGTTGATTTTACTGCGCCGCCTACTGCACTAGCACCTTTTTTAATTGCTCCACCTACTGCACCTAAGGCACCTTTTATACCCCTACCTGCTTTGGCACCTAGTGTATTAGGATTGTTTAATGGTAATTCACCTTGTGCATCTGCTGTTGCTGTTGCCGCCGGGGCTTCAGCCAAGTACTGTTCGTACAAGTGTTCGTATGCATCTGCATAAGATACTGATTCAGTTCCTCTTACTGCAACCTTGTCATCTGCTGGATTGTCTTCTCCACCTTTTAGTCCTAATTCTAATTGTTTCTTTTCTTCTGCATCAATTGGCTTAGACTTATGCATTTCTTTTGCCTTGTCGTCAACCATTGCCGCCGCACCCTGAGCCACTGCCGCAACTTTTGGAGTTGTATCTATAATAGCATTTAGTAAAGGTTCTACTTCGTCATATTTGGCAATCAATTGATCTATTTGACCTACTGATATTGAATTTTTTGGTATTTCTGAAAGTGTTTGTGCTAATGTTGTTAATTCTTTGTTAGCCACCTGAGCACCTGCTAGGAACTCATGCATTTTTGCTACTTCTTGATAGTACTCTGGACTAAATGTTTTTAATCCGCCTAAAACAGATTTAAACTGATTATATTGTGCAACTTGATCTGCTGTTAATACAGTTTCATAATTGTAATAGAATGCGTTTACATTACCTTGTAAAGTTAATTTTTTAGCACCTTCTAATGCACCATCGGCCATGCCTGCGTCAGCATAAGCACCCTTGACTGCATCTTGATAGTTTGCATCCATGAAACCTTTTTCCATTGCCGCCACTTCTGCTTCATTTGCCGCCGCAATATTATCAATCATTTGATCTGAAATGTATCTGAATGCCATACCAGCAAGAGCACCATAGGCCGCTGTTTTAACTGACTTACCAACTGCTGTTGAAAGTTTTTCACCTTGTAATAAATCTTTTGAAGCACGGAAAATTAAACCTGCGGCCGCACCACCCATTGGTCCGCCGGCAAACGCCGCCACAGTAGTTAAGATACCAACTGCTAAACTTGCCTTGCCTGGATTTTCTTTTGCCCAATCACTAACCTTTTTAATGCCTTGTACAATTTTACTGTCTGAGTTTTCTGCTTCAATCTTCTTTTTAAGTTCTTCAAACTTTTGGTCCATGTTTTTAATAGGACCAGCCTTTTGAGCCATTGCACCAAGTTCATTAATTTTTGCATCTACCTTTTTAGCAATGTCTACAGGAAGTTTTGCAATACCGGCCGCAACACTACCTACTTTACCTAATGCAGTTTTGTTTTGTCCACCAGCAATGCTTTGTGCTTCTGCACCTTTGAATATTGCTTGGATTTCGTCAGCAGTTAAACTTGCTTCTGAAACTTTTTTAAATTCTTCTAATAATGGCCAAAGTTCCTTTTCCCATCTGCCAAGATATACTCTTTGTGTTTCAGTTAATTCTTGATAGCCTTCTGTAAGAATACTTGCAGTTCTATTTGATTTTGGAAATTGGTTTACTTCAGTAATTTTCATTATATCATTCCCGCTAATTGTTTTTTCTCACCAGCACTCATTTGATCTAACTGTTTTTGTATGCTTGGTGGAATGCTTTTTGCACTACCTACTGTTGATCCGTTTTTAGTTGGCGGAGCCTTGCCAGCGGGTGTTTGTGCTGAACCTGTGCCTTGTGCCGCAGGTTGTTGTTGTGCGGGAGCACCACCGCCTACGTTACCAGCCGCTTGACCTTGTGCTTGTTTTCCTTGTGCTTGTCCTTTAGCACCTTTTTGGCCTGCTGGTTGATTTGGAACACCGCCCTTGCCTCTGTATGAATCCTGTACTGCTTTCATAATTGCTTGGTCTACTTGTTTTTTAGTAAGCACACCGTCTTGCGGTACGTTTTGTGTAGGCATTTTTTTAGTAGTTAAAAAGTCACGCAAACTAGCAGAATCTATTGCGTCACTGTATTTTTCGCCTACTTGTCCAAGATATGCTCTGAAATCTGTGAATAGTGCGTTGGCTTTATCCGCCGCATCTACCTTACCGGCCATGCCGGCCGCGGTGTTTTTAGCAC